GACTTCCTCCCAGCTGAAGTCCTCGGCCAGGCCGTAGATGTCGAGCTGCAGGTAGTGGTACAGGTCGACGGCGTTCGCGGTCTCGATGAACCCGCCGTTCAGGCGGATCCGCATCTTGATCGGCGTGTCGGCCTCGTAGTGCGCATACTCGGCGGCCAGACTGGTGTCGTTCAGCTCGACGGTGATCTCGGCCTTGGCGGCGCGCTTGCCGCGCCCGGCCTTGGCGAAGTTCAGCCCGCCAGTCGGCCCAGCCGCGTAGCGTTTGCGGGCCGCGCCGGTCGGGATCGTCCAGCTCGTGTTGAGAAAGCGCCCGGTGACCTCGGTCGTGCCGATCGCATCGCTCCCGGTATCGATCCACAGCTGCATCGCGCCAGGGATCAGAATGTCGCCGGTCGTCAGGGCCGAGGCGTAGGTCGGCGCGCTGACATTCGTGGGATAGTGGCAGAAGCCCGACAGACTACCCTGCGCCCCGTCCTCGCCGCCGGCATCGCTCTCGACCGTGAACTCCTCGACCATCGCATAGGCCGCCCGGCGCACCGTGGTCAGGTTCGGGTCGCCGGCCCAGAGCGTGGCCGACTTGATGTCGTCCGAGCTAATCGTCGGCGTCGCCGTCCAGAGCCGGGCCGAGGTGGCGCTGGTCGGGGTCGTGGGGGTGATGCTCCCCTTCGCGACCATCTGCAGGATGAACGGCAGATAGTCGGTGTCGATCGCGCCCTCGGACGACCAGGTTGCGTTGATCTGCGTGGTCTTCACGCGGTGATTACGCACCAGCGTGCCGCGCGCGTCGTCGGGCTTCGCGCGGATGCGCTCGGGGTCGATCGCGATCGGCCAGGGGAACGCGTGGGTCGGGGCGCTGATGGCCGTGCCGCGCGTTGACTCCAGCGCGGCTTGGAATTTCTCAAAGGCGAGTTCGGCTGAAGCCATAGCGGGTCACTCCTTTAGTCGCTAGCCATAAACGAACAGAACGAGCCGCGCGCCCTACTCGCGGCGCCGGCGGGTGGTGGCCCCTGCGGGGCTGGTGGTGGTGGTGGTGGTGCCGTCGGCATCGGTCAGGATCGCGGTCTTCTCGACCCCATCGGCCGCGCCGACCTGCTCGGTCGGCGCCTCGGCCTCGGCCTCGCTCGGGTGGCGCGGCTTGGTCTTGCGGTAGAACGGCACAGCGTCGACGTTCGCTTGCAGCCAGGGCGGCAGCGCCTCGAATTCCTCCTCGGTCAGATCGCGCAGCGGCACGCCGTCAAAGGCGCGCTCCTCGGGGTTCTTGCTCGCGTCGTAGTAGCGTGCGGTAGCCATCAGGATGCCTCCCATTTTTCGAGTACGCGACAGGTGTAGTCGACGACGCGGTGCTTGACCCCGCCGACCTCGGCGAACCCAGCCGCGCCGTCCGAGACGTAGGCCATGCCCCCGCGCACGCGCCCGCCCAGCTTGGGGTCGGCATCGACGGCGAGCGGGATGGCGTCGAGCAGCGTCAGCAGCTGCATCTCGGCCTGCGGGTTATCCACCCAGCGGATCACCAGGCGCAGGCCAAAGGTATGATCGAACCCGACCAGGTTGCGTGCGGGCGGCGCGTTGCGCAGTGGGTGCTCGAAGCTCTCGTAGGCCGCGTACACGGCCGGGAACTCATGCACGCTCTGCGGCTCGCCGAGCAGCACGTTCTGCAGGCCCTCAACCGTGCGCAGGCGTTCTTCCAGGCCCTGCCAGACTGTGAGGGCGCTCACTTCGCCCTCACATACTGCCAGGCGAAACGCGCGCACACCGCCCAGAACGGCGGATACCACCAGAACGCGCCATACTCGGCCCATGCCGTGCGGAGCATCTCGGCCCAGAACGCCCGGCGATCGGTATGCACCTGCACCACCACCACCGCGCGGCCGTCCTCAGTGGTGATTGGGCCGCTTGCCTCAATCCAGCTTGGCAGCTTCACGATCCCACCTTCGACACGAACGCATCGCCCAGCTTCTGCAGCTCGCCCTCGATCGCCGGCTGGGCCGCGTTGATGCCCTGCTGGAAGAACGGCACGCGCGCATGCACGAACGGCCCATACACGACATTCGTGCCGATGTAGCCGCGCAGGCCGCCCGAGTCGACGCGGGTCGTTTCCGAGCGGCGCAGCGTGCCGGTTCTGACCGGCGTGCGCGGCTGGCTCTCGCGCAGCGCGTGCAGGGTGATGCGGTGCATCATCGGCTCAAGTAGCGCCTGAAATGCCTGCGGGCTGAGCCGGGCCGCAGCCTCTTGTGGGGTTAGAGCCATATCTGAAACAGCTCGTTTCTGAGATTTTCGAGCGTGGCCTGCTGCTGCTTGGTCAGGCCAGCGACCGCGCGCACAAACCCCTGCCCCTCGGCGCCGACCGTCTCGGAAAACCCGCCCTTGTCACGCGAGCGCCAGATGTTGACCGCCAGCTCGAGCACGACCTCGACCGCCTGGTCGGGCACGTCGGGACCATACCCCCACACCGCCGTCACGCGGTAGCGGTCGGCCGGCCACCAGCGCCCCGGCCGGTACAGCCGCCCGTCGCCCTCTTGGAGCCACTCGTCGGCGATGGCGCTATAGCTAGTCGGGTTCGTGCTCGCAACCTGCTCGACCAGCGTCACACTGCCGGCCTGATGCGGCGGTAGCGTGAGGTATTCGCCCACCGCGCCGCGCACGATCTTGGTTGAGGCCGCACCGTAGGCCGCCCAGTCGAAGCTCGGATCGGCCAGCAGGCTGCGCATCGCCCCGCACACAATGCCAGTCGCGCGGTCGAGCACCGCCTGCAGCAGCGCATCGGTCGCCGGCGCGACCATCGCGCCGCTCGCGGTCAGCAGCGCCGCGTTCTGCGCGAGCTGGCCCTGGAAGCTCGCCAGCCACGGCCCGCCCGGCGGCCCGGTCACATTCACGCCGCTCGATCCGATCGTCGTGAGCGCGCGTAGCGCCGTCTGCACGGCGGTCGCAGTCGCGCCGCTGGCGATCGTGCCGGTCGTCTGGCCCTCGTAGGTCAGCGTGCACGCGCCCGACGGCGTGATGCTCTGCTGGCCGTACTCGGGCGATTGCGGCAGGTACTGCCTGAGTTGTGCGACCGTCGCGTAGCTCACCTAGCCCGCCTTGTTCTCGCGCGGCTGGCGCGCCTTGTTCGGCTTCGGCTGCGCGGCCTTGCCCGGCTCGCTCGCCTCGGCCTCGGACGCGACCAGGCCGTAGGCGGCCGCCGCCTCGTCGCTCATAGTCTGGCCATCGGCGATCAGCAGAAACGCCGCGCGCACATCGCCCTCGGGCACGACGGTGCGGCGGTCGTTCGCCAGATACAGCCTGGGGCCTTGGTGGGTGTACATAGGCGTTTCCTTGGGTGGGTGCGGTGGCGCGCAGTGATGCGCGCCCCGCGTGCCTGCTACGCCTGGCGCGTCCAGGTGCCGGTAACGCCGGTGATGTACCAGCCGTCGACGCCATCGCCGACCAGCGTAATCGCATCGCCGGCCCGGTCGCCCGAGCCCGCCAGGATCGCGTCCTTGTCGTCGGCCGGCGTGAAGCCGTTGCCGGTGATCTTGTCGCTCGCGTTCGGACTGATGCTGAGGCCGGTGCCGGCCGAGAGGCCCGCCGCGGCCAGCACGATCGTGTAGACCAGCCCCGCCACCGTCGCCGGCAGCGTCAGCACCTTATCGACGCCGGTCACAATCACCAGCGCGCCCGAGTCGGCCGCCGTCAGCGTGTAGTCGGCCGACTTGGTCAGCACCGGCATCTTCCTCGCCAGCGCGCCGTTCGCGTCGAGCGTCGGCAGCTGCACCCAGCTCGGCGCCGTGGCCGTGCCGGCGTTGACGTAGTACACGCCGTTCGTGGTGTCGAGCAGCATCTGACCCTTGGGCGCGCCCCGGTAGCTCGCGTCGACCCCTGGCGTGGTCTCGGCGATCGCCAGCGTCGGGTTGGTGCCGGTCAGGCTATTGGTCTCGACCGTAATCAGCCCGACCGCCTGCTTGCCCCGGTTCCCGCCAAAGGTCAGCGTGATGGTGCCGATGCCGGACGAGAGCGAGCCGGCCGCCGCCGTGATCTCGCTCGCGCCCAGCGAGGCCAGCGACTGGAGCGCGGTGTTGATATTGGCGATGAGGGTGTTGTTGGTCGCTGACCAGGTGATCACCGCCGTGATGAAGCCCTCGAACTTGAGCTTGAAGGTGCCGCCGGTCGGCGTGCCGCCGATCGTCAGCGTCTGGACCTCGTCGGTGCCGTTGACCGGGGCGCCGGCAAGGGCCAGCACTTCCTGGTTAACGCCTTCGATAATGCCCATAGGGATATCTCCTTTGGATAGGGGCGGCGAGCTGCCCCGCCGCCCAGCGTGCCCTACAGGCGGACTAGATGCCGGTCACCGTGCAGAACGCCGACGCGCGGTAGATTTCGAGCGCCAGCCGCTCCTCGATGCGGATGGTCTGCTGGTTCTTGATGAACTGGTCGTTGACCCAGCCGACATCGATCCGCATGCCCATCAGGCGGCTGATGTGCGAGTACATCACGTAGTCGCCGAGCAGCGCGGTGTTCTCGGTCATCACCGTGGTCTGCACGATCGGCAGGCCCCAGATGCGCTCGGGGCCGGCGTCGGCCGGGCTGCCCCAGATGTACACGCCGTCGGCCGTGCGCAGCAGGCGAATATCCTGCCAGTCGTTCGGGTGGAAGACCACGCCGGTCGGGTCGGCGAACCCGGTGTACCGCACCTTGGTCATGGCCTTGAAGACCGCATCGGGCACGGGGTCCGAGCCCTTGGCCTGGGTCTGCACGCCACTCTTGTTCAGGAAGCCGAGCAGGTCGGGCGAGACGCCCGAGCCGTTCAGCAGCTGGTCTTCCTCGGTCAAGAGCAGCATCAGCTGCAGCCGGTTATCGATCACCGCGCGGATGCTCGGCACGTCGTTCAGTTGCTCGTCGGTCACCGGCAGCACCGTCGCGATCTTCTCGACCGTGTTCGAGCGCTCGGTGAACGCCAGCGCGCTCTCGGGCTTAGTGCCCGACTGCGCGACCGCAGCCGCGTTGTTCGTGAAGGTGGTCTCCTCCATGAACTTGATCACGGTCAGCGTGGTCGTGTCCTGCGGGATGAGATCCGCCACGACCGGGCGGCGCTGGGCGCTCATCACGACCTGGCTGGTGCGGTTGTTCGGCGCGGCGAAGCCGGCCGAGGTGCTCATGGTCGTCTTGGCCTCGCGCGCCCCGTAGAACATCTCCTTGGGGTCGATGTCGCCCATCTCGATGCCGAACTGGCGGCGCGGCGCGCCCTTCGTGCCGATATACGCCTGGTGCTCGGCGAAGCGCTGGCCGAGCGACTTGCCCGCGTTCGGGTCGGTGTCGCGCACGCGGCCGGCCGGGCGGTCGTCCTGCGGCGCCACGCGCCCAGCGTCGAGCGCGCGCTGGTTGTTCAGCGCGATGGCCTCGAGCCGGCTCAGCTCGTCGAGCTTCTCGCCCAGCTCCTTCAGCTCGCCGTTCAGCTGATTGGCCTCGCTGGCCTGCTCGGCGGTCAGGGTGACATCGGGAAAGCCCTTGAACAGCTCGGCCAGGCGCTCGCGGCGCTTCTGCATGGCCTCGGCGACCTCGTATTTTTGCTTCACAGTGTTACTCCGTTGAGGATAGCCAGCGTGTGCTGGAAGTTGGCGAATAGACGCGAGAGGGCCGCGGCGTCGACCACGCTGGGCGCGGGCGCCGCCTTCGGCTCGGTGGCCGCCAGCAGCTCGTTGAGCGCGTCGGTCGCGTCCGTGAGGGACTTGACCGCGTCTTCGATCCGCTTGCGGTTCTCGCCCGAGAGTATCCGCCCCTCTTTGGCACGCAATTCGGAGAGGGCTTTCAGGCGTTCGGTATAGGTCGCGACGGCAGCTTGCACCGCCGCGTGGTGATCATTTAGGGGAATACTTGTCTTCGCGCCGTCGGCGGACGTCGCTGGGTTCATGCCCCAGTTCACATCCGAAACGTCGAACAGCTTGGCCGTGTAGATATTGCGCACGAGCAGGCCGCCGTCTTCTTTCGGCTCTTCGAAGTCCCAGCGCGTGGCCTCATAGGCG